CACTTAATTAGAATATTTTTAATTTGTTTTTTTTCATCTATGTTTTTTATAGTTTATGACTTGTTGTTACAATTGAATGAAGAAAATGGTTTGAAAGTATTATTGTTTTTCCTTATTGTAACATACAATTTAAAATTGAAAGCATTATCTAGGTTACTGCTATTTAATAGTATATTTTTTCTGTTTTATTATTTAATTGATCTGAACAATTTAGGTAGTAGATTATTTGTATCTAGTACAGTTGGTAAGATAGTTCCGAGTATGTGTACAACTAATGATGTACAAATGATGTTATATTTTTTGACTTCAATGATGTTAGAAAATAAAATTAACAAGCATAAAATAAATAATATAAAATCAGTTAATATATGCAATGCTAAAAATAATATACCTATGATACAAAAATCACCTATTGTAGCTGGACAAATGTTTGATAAAATTAGACCAATAATAACTCATAATTGTGATAGAACTAATATAGAAGCTGTTTATAGACAAGTCAAAACACCTAATAAACCTGATTATAATAAAATAAAATTATTTGCAGATTGGTTTAAAACGAAGTTACCACAAATTTTAGAAAATGACAATACAATAGTGAGTCAGCAGAGTTGGTTAGACGATATACCTTTAGGTCAAAAACAAGAATATTTGCAAGCTATTGAGATGTATACATCAGGCAATTGTGTTGATATAGAAGCAACTAAATATAATTCACATGTTAAAATTGATGAGAAATTGTTAGTTAATCCTAATTCACTGACTATGAAGGCGAGGAACATTACAGCTCAAACATCAATAGGTAAAGTGTTATTAGGTCCAGTCATAAAACATTTAACCACATTAATTAAACAAAATGTACCACAATATGGAGCTGGTTATGATAACAAAGATAGATGTAAGAAATTTGAAAAAATTGTGAATAACATGTTAGATTTAAAAATATTATGTATAGATGGATCTGGGTTCGACTCAACACAATATGTAGAATTAATGAGGGCTATTGATAGTGAAATATACGAAGCATATATAGCACAACATCCAGAAATTTCAGAATGGGCAAATATTGAAGATGTTTTGAAAGTTGCTATAAGTTATGATCAAGATGTCAAGAGTAGTGGAATTTCATACAAAGTAAAAGGAACAACTCCATCTGGAAAAATGAACACTACACAAGGCAATACATTACGAGCAGTTTGTTATATATGGTATTTGTGTGATGTTGCTGGTTTGGTTTTAGGTATAGATTATGATTTTGAATGTTGTGGTGATGATACTATTATTTTTGCAAATGGACAGACAGTTATTGATAAGATCATTAATAGTGCGAAAGATAATGTCTATGTAAATGTAGAAGACGTTGAAAGAAAAAATTTGGGACAAATTGCAAAAACTTATGATGTCTATAATGGAATCGAAGGTGCAGAATACATATCATGCAGATTAATACAAAATTACAAAAATGAAATAGCAATGGTCAGAAAGTTGGATAGATTTCTAATAAGTACTCCGTGGACAATAAATAATAATCAAGTTAAACAAAAGAAAATCGATAGACTCAACAAAGAATTAAGTAGGTCAGATGCTATATCAATAATTGAATCTAGCCATAACATTAAACTGTTTTCTTC